GAATAGTATCTCGCCCCAATTTTTCCAGAGATTCGTTGTTGAATAAATCTTCGCTAACTACATCCTTTACTGCCTTACTAAAACTTTCGAATTCTTTTTGGTTTTCAGCTTGCAGTGCTCCAATAAAATATTCGTTGAGTTGCGCCCCAGAGAGGTTCAGTACAGCTTCTCGATACTCTTGAAGAGCCTTATTTAGTTCTTCTATGCTAGAAACTCCAAGCAGGTTGAATAATTTCTGCTCTTTTGCTTTAAGAATAGCTATTTGTGCAACAAGTTGGTTGCGCGCGTCGAAGTAAAAGTCGCCACTACTAAGACTGGCAATAGATTGAGAAATATCGCTAACTCTTCGTTCATAGCTATCTACATCATATACGTCATAATAACTACCTATTGCCATAATCTTTTCCTCCTTATTTTACCTTTTCCATAAATTTTTTCATTACAAAACCTCTGGGGGTGGATATCCAGTCAGAATTTTTCTCCTCTGTTCCTGTAATAATTTCTTCTCTTTGTAAGACTCCAATTATTTTACCAGAGATCATTGGGTCTTCTCTAAGATGGACTGCTACTTTAGCTTTGTAAAATTCAACTTCGCTAGGTACTTCCTCTGTGAATTCTTCGATGACTTTGGACTCAGGTAGATTATCTAGATCTAAAAAGATGTTTCTTTTTATAATTCCACCAATGTTATATTTCTTCTTTTCTTCCATTTTTATTCCTCCTTTTAAGATAAAAAATAGGGTGGCACCAACCACCCTATGGTGTATATAAACAACTACTCGCGCCAGCTCCATCGTTTGAGAGGGCGCAGTAGTTGATTTATTACTAGTCTAGCAAATCGGCAAGGGCAGCAACCTCCGATCGCTCGTTTTTGGTAAGGTGAACATATGCAAAGTGCTTGTTGTCTGAAAGCTTTTCAATTACAGCACGTATTCCACTACTCTTTTAATATGTCGTTATTCTGTGCCTGATCCACCTGCTAAGAAGTAATTTTTTATAGCAAAAGGTATAACCTTTTCGGTGTTACGGTTGAAAAAAGATAAAAAAGACGGCTTATGGGCGCCGTCTGTTATTTAAATGGTAACATCTATCCACAACGGAGTGTAGTTAATAGCTTCACAACTAAGATTTAGGTGCTGGGGCGTGCTAGACTCTACTGTTTTGTGATTGTGGATGTGACCATGCAAATTGATTTGATTTTCTTTGAGTTCTTCAAGAGGTAGTGGTCGATGAGAAAGCACAAATTTTCCAAGCTCTAGCCTTTTAAATACATCCTTAAAACCAATTTCTTTAAAGGCTTTTGTGCCCAATCGATCATGATTACCGCGGATCAGCGTAATATTTCCGTTGAGTTGTTCAAAAATTCTTACCAAGTCTTCTCTGCGCCCCAGCCCAAAATCTCCAAGATGGAAAACCTCATCATCTTTTTGGACAGTATTGTTCCAACATTGGATCATATGCCTGTTCATTTGCTCAACACTACTAAAAGGTCGATTACAATATTTGATGATGTTTTTGTGATTAAAATGGTTGTCTGAAATAAACCAACTCATATTCTCACTCCTTTGTCTAAGATTCGCTCTATAGACCTTTTAGTAGTGTTTAAAAAATAGGGAGTCCATAAGGGCTAACTCATAGTAATTAAAGCTTTGTTGCCGTTCAATAAGTTTATAAATATAATCTTTCGCCAACTTTTTATTCTTAAAAAATATTGGTAGAGCCACTCCATTTCTTAAAACCCTCCACCTTGCCGATCCTTCATCTTCACTATCGTCCTCATAATCTAAAGACTTTTGAGAGGTTTGAATTCCTTTTTTAACTCCTTTTAGGTAGACATCTAATAAAATATCATCCATAGCCTCGGTCTCTTTTGAGAGGTCATCCTCTTCTTCATCTTCCTCTTCTTCAAAAGCTAAAAGAGTAGAAAGAATATTTAAAATTTCTTCTTTTTCTTTTTCTTTTTCTTCCTCTGCAAAGATCTTTTTTCTACCTTCCTCGCTTCTAAACTTTCTTATATATTCAGACATATCCATACTTTTTCTCCTTCTATCTCTATTTCAGTATTTGAACTTCAACTTCTCTGACGCCAAAATCCCAAACACTTTGGTTAGAATTATTACTCCCAAAGTCTCCCATAAAGATATCAACCCTCTTCCCTTTGATGCCGCCACCTGTATCATTGGCAGTATAAACACCATTAAAATGGGTATATGGTTCAGGGAAAGTTATTTTTACCTGACTACCTAGTGGAATAACATTTGGGTCAACAGCTATACTCATTGCCTGCTCCCTTGTTTTCCCTGCTATGTTCGTGCCGTTACTGGTAATGCCATACTGTGGATGTCCAATGGGCTTCCCGCAACTTTGTACTGAAAGGTCATAAGCAGTTGCTGTGAAAGTTTGGGTGTTTTCTGGTGTAGGTTCTTCTTTTACTGCCTGTGGAGCGGATTTTTCTTTTGTTGATGCAGACTCTCGCGCCACTGCAACCTTCTCTTCTATTGAGGAGGTCTTTGTGCTGACCAAAGGCAGCTTTATCGTTCTATCAATATATCCCCTACTAGCTAGTTCCTCTTGAACCTCTAAAAGTGGTTCCACCATCGTTGCTTGTTTCTTCTCTTCAGCACCTCTCAAATATTTAACGCTTGCAAAGCATGAAACTGTTAAAACTATTGAGATAACTATAGAGAAAAATAACTTTAACGATGTCGTCTTTGTCTCTGCGTCTTCCGCTTCGCTTGTCATATGATACCTCCATCCTTTTAAAGTCGCTTTGTGCTTAATTACTTTTTTCTCTTTATAAATTATATCACTTTTTTAACTTTTTTGCAAATTTTCAGGTAGGAAGTATTTTATTTAATATAACTCCAATCAATGCTGTTAAACTCATTCCCGATAAAACAACTCCTGGCGCTATAGTAAATTCAACGCCACTTAATCCCATAACAAGCATAATTGAGACAATTATTAGGTTACGACTCTTAGTTAAATCTACCTTAGCATCTATAAGAGTACGCAAGCCAACACTAGCTATCATACCAAACAAAAGAATACTAACGCCGCCCATTACAGGAGGTGGAATAACTTGTAAAATGGCGCCGAGTTTCCCTATGAGACTTAGCCCAATAGCAAAGACTGCGGCTATCGCCAAAATGAAAGGTTCATATACCTTGGTAACTGCCAAATCACTATAGGTTGTGTTTGCCGGACCACCCAATGAACCAGCAAGCATTGTAGCTAGCCCATCTCCAATAAGAGTTCGATGTAAGCCTGGGTCTCTGAAGAAGTCCTTACCTACAACTGCGCCGTTCGTAGTAATGTCGCCAATATGCTCCATGAAAGTTACTATTGCGACGGGCGCAATCAACGAAACAGCCGACAAACTAAACTTGGGAAAAGTAAAGTTTGGTAAAGCAAAGATTGGTGCTTGAGCAACAGCCGCAAAGTCCATAAAACCAAAAAATGCGGAAGTAATACAACCTGCTACTATCCCTATTAAAATAGGAGTTAACTTGAAAAACCCTTTCACAAATATTGAAACCGCTGTCATTGTTGCTAAAACGACTAATACAACTACCCACTTTTGCCACATTGCGCCGGCACCATAGTTTACAATGTTACCTGCGATTACCCCTGGACTAAGCGTCAATCCAATAACGATAATCATTGTACCAGTAATTAATGGAGGGAAAAAGCTCTTAATTCTGTCTACTCCAAACAACATAACCAAGCCAGCTAATATTAAGTATAATACTCCTGCAGCAATGATGCCGCCGCCAGCGTAGGCTATACCCTGAGTTTCAACTACATGCGATATCGCAGCGATAAAAGCAAAGCTCGACCCTAAGAAAACTGGTACTTTACGCTTGGTACAAATATGAAACAACAATGTTCCGGCCCCTGCTGTAAATAACGCTACAGCGGGATCAAGCCCAGTCAGCGCTGGTACTAACACTGTAGCACCAAACATTGCAAATACGTGTTGAATGGCGAGTATTATATACTGCCATGCGCTTCTTTTTCTCTCTAACATTTGTTTCCTCCTTGGACATTAGTCTTATTTACAGGCTTGCTAACAGTTCCTGTATTTCTGCTGTGTAGAATAAAACACTATCTGTCAAATAGTCTTGCCCTCTTATAAAGTCCTCAGAGCTTTTAGGGCTTTTAGACAATAATTGCGCTTGTGCTAATTCATAGCTTCCAAGCACCTCCATAAATAAGGCTTTAATTTTTTCTACGTTCTCTGTGTGCTTTAACATTTTAATCCACTCCTTTTTATTTTTTCTTTTTACTAATCTATCGCACACCACGCCACAAGTAGAATCCATATCATTATGAGTATAAGTAACATTAAGTTATGCCCTCCCCTATATACAAGTATAACATGACTATATAAATAATTCAAGTGTATTTGTGAATATATTTATATAGTTAAGTTAAAATAACAACTTTATTTACCTTCTCTAACTTCTCTAGCATACTTGTCTAAAAGGCATTCTTCTTGACCTCTACCTACCTCTACACCACATGCTTTGCAGAAGTAAAAATCTCCCTTTTCGTCTCTGCCGTTCCATTCTCTAACCTTGCATTTGTAACTTATACATTTTCTTATCTGTATCACTCCTTTTAAAATGACGATTTTAAATACACTCATCTTCCTTTTTATTACCAATCCTATCACAAGAAGCCACCCCATTAAAGCTCACGTTTTTATTTTACCTTCTATATATATTATACTCCTTTTTTAAGGAAAAGTCAAAAATTATTTTATATAGCAAAAAATAGAGTAATGTTCTACTCTATTAAAAATTGGCAGGAGTGCAGGGAATCAAACCCCGATCTGCGGCATAAAAAACACCCCTTTTAAAACCACTCTTCACGCTATCACTCTTTCTATTAAAATCTTTCTTTTATTAAAATTCTATATCAAATTACATCTAACGCAAATAAAGGTATAACATACATATACTGTTCGTCAAAAGTCGAAATCGCATTTGACTTAATATATTGCTTAAATTTATTGACAGCTTCATCTTTTGTGTTGGCAAATATTTTTACAGAATGAAGTTGTATCCATCGCTCGTCATATATTCCTACATATTCATTCACTCACTAACACTCCCTCATTCACTTTCTCTTCATCTTCATTATAGTAAAACTCTTTTAAGCTAATTGTGACTTCAAAAAATTTGTCATAATTGCCATTCATAAAATGCTTATGTATCCAGTCTAAAATTTCTGTGTTATCATCATCTATACAAATCTCAAATGTTTTTTTCATGGTAAATCTCCTTATAAACCTTACATTTTATTCATATTTCTGCTCATATATTTTTAACTTATCATACATTTGTTTTTCAATACAATCATTTTTTATTTGCTGAATTTTACCTTCTATATGTTCAAAAGTAATGCAGATAGGTATACCACCTTCAAATCCTGTTCTATTGCAATTTTTACAAAAGTTGAAGTCGTCTTTTGTTAATCTCACTTTGAGTCCTCCTTTGAAACCTTACAATTTATACAAACTCTTTCTTCTTTTCTCTAAGAATGATAAATAGGAAACTGCCTCTCTTATTCCTTCAGCATAGCCCTTCCGATATCCATATCTAAAAGTTCCGATCTCCTCATATGAGTTATTTTCATCTGCTTCATCAGATTTTTTTAACAAATATTCAGCCCAATCATCCAATAGTTTATCATAATCAAGCACTACCCCCACCTCCTTATTGACGACATGGGATTCTTACCAAATAATGCATTGTACAAACTCATAATGTATTGCCCTTCTTTCTTATTAAAATTTATATTTTAAGCACTTCATTTTTCCTGTTCGACTGCTTCCCTAAACTTCCAATACGCCCTGGTGTATGCGTAAGAATCTTTAAAAATATTATTAGCCGCTTTAAAAAGCTTTGGCTCGTATTTGCGCATTAACTCCAACTCTTCTTCAAAGTTCTTGCCATAAGGACAACCTGCGCACCCTGTTCGTTTCATTCCCCACACTTCATAGCAGTCGGAGTATCGCACATTAAAACATTCTTTGTACTCCTCTTTGTCTTTGCCATCATTCATCCTCCACTTCTCTAACTGTTTTCAATATAACCCCTATATCGTTTTGACTCATGTCAAGCAATTTAAATTCTTTTTCTAATCTCATCTTCTGCTTTGTTATAGATGGTTTTGGTTTATATGATTTTGATTCACATATAATTAACCATGACGACCCTACCCCTAGCCATATTGATATTAAACAAAATAATATTATCCCAATAACTTCCATTGCTCATTCTCCCACTTTATTTTTTGTCCACACTCTGGGCAATAATTATATCCATAAAACCCCTGATCTCTTGGTTGCATTTCTCCAACAACATAATTAGGGTAATCATCCCAAATTATATCAGTTCCCTTTTCTTTACCACAAACGAACCATATATATTATGTATATCTTTTATTTTTTCATCGTTGTAAATAAAATCGCTCGCGACCCCAGCTTATGAGGCCGATGTGTCTGCCATTCCACCACTCTCGCATATAATAAATGCAGCTTTTGCGGAGAGCTGCTAACTCCACGACTTATTTGAAGTAATCGCCAAACTTATTCTGTCGGTATTTGGAGCAAGGTATCCGATTCACCCATGTTGGCTTGCCTGAATCCAACTGCATAAGTTTTAGCCTAGATTTCTCTAGTTTCCATCTTCGCCGCGAGGAGGCAACTTATATGAAGACGAGCTGGCGAGAGGAATTGAACCTCCAATCTACACATTACAAGTGTGTTGCTCTACCAATTGAGCTACGCCAGCATGGCTGCGAAATTAGGTAACGATCCTAAACCTCATGCGTCAAAGGCATGCGTGCTACCATTACACCATTTCGCAATATATGCAGTTTTTGCGGAGAACTGCTAACTCCACGACTTATGGCGCTTCTGGGGAGAATTGAACTCCCGACTCTAGTGTGACAGACTAGTATCTTAACCATTTGACCACAGAAGCACGTTGGTGGTGCGTCTGGTAGGGTTTGAACCTACGACTCTCGCCTTAAAAGGGCGATGCTCTACCAACTGAGCTACAGACACGTATGGTGGGCGAGGTTAGATTCGAACTAACGAGTTTAGCCTGTGGCACTGAATTTACAGTCCAGCTCCTTCAACCAGCTTGGATACTCGCCCATAATTCATAACAGTTTACTACGGTTTCCCGCCAGGGTTTTTTCACTTTGACCTATAAATGGGAGGCAGGGTTACTGAAAAGTTAATAATTATTAACTCTTCTTTTTCAGACACCGTAACAACATAATTCTCTTCTAGGAGAAATTTAACAGCCTCAAAAGCTCTTTCCTTATCTGAAAATACCAATTCCTGCACATATATATTTTCCTTCATTGTAAACTCCTTTCTAATACCATTTACAAACAAGGTTGTAGAGTCTTTTGTATTCTGCGCCATTACTAATTTGACCTTTAATTTGACGAACCCTTGCATTTGCCTTCTTTTTTAAGAAAGGTTTGTATGCTCCAGTAAAACCTTCTAGGTAGTACTGCGTATTATCTTTACCAATCTGTCGTCGCGGCACTGACGGCCAGTAACCAGTATTCCAGAGAAAATCTCGTCTTTGCTGTTCTTTTCTCTTAGCTTTTTTACGAAAGTTGTAGTTTCTCATATTAAAAAAACCTCCTTCGGCTTTGCGCCGGTACTTAGAAGGCTTTTTCTACTGGTAGATTAGTAAACATTACTACCACTCCTCTTCAAATTGACTAACTTCTGCATAGTAAATATGGAAAAATTCGGTGTGACTACCCACATCAACTACATACTTATTACTTTCGGGTTCTTGCCATATTCTTATATAGGGAACTTCAAAATCTTGCGCTTGCAAGAAGTCTTCTACAATATTAACAGCCTCGTCGAGGGAAAGGGCTTCCCCAATTTCACGAAACTTCCCATTACTACTTTCAAAGTCAACGACATATCTTTTCATGTCAAAAAACAACTCCTTCATTTTTGGGTTGTTAATAATGACCTCTAACCCTTACTTGGTCACATTTAGTTTTTAGAAGATTGCCCTAAGGCGGCAAGGTTCTGGGAAGGTTATTTCTATTAACTTTAATAAGAAAACAAAATATTTTCAAGACACCATTTCTTTTACTTTTTCTTTTTCTGTAGAAGTGTTTAATTGCTGTTCGTGTCTTTTTATTTTCTTTTTTCACTCTATATATAGTATATAACAATTTTAACTAAAAATCAAATTTTCCCTCTAGATATTCTTTAATATATTTATTAGAATTATTCTTTTTTCGATTATAAACCTTTCGGCTCTCCTTAATCCTAGTTACGGGAGAAATGTCTCCCCAAGAGCCTCTAATGCTTTTTAAATACTTATAAGTTTGGTTCTCTTTGTTCTTCACTGTTTTTCCGCTCCCTTTCTTTTTTTAGCTTTTCTAATTCTAGTTCTTTACGACTTGTGTCGGGATGACTAAGCAGATGAAAAAGTAGTTCTGCTCTTGCGTTTAGTAGTCGAAGGAATTGGTTGGTTATGGCATTTTTTTTGAAATACGGAACTACATAAATACTGCCTTTTCCGACTAGGTTGGCGCCAAGTACATCACGACAAAATCTTAGATATTCGGCATAGGATAAACCCAGCAATCTGGCGCAGAATATATTATAACTCCCCTTCGTATTTTCAAGTTTTAACTCCTTATGGTTTGGTTGAATGGTATAATATCCAGTTTGATAGGGGTTGCTCTCCAAGAAAAAATACTTTTTATTCATTGTAATATCTCCTTTCGACTAAATAGACATCTCTTCCCATAATTCTTTCATTTCTTCCTTTTCTTCTTCTGTTAAAACACATAAATCTCCCCAATTACTAACCCCTTTAAACATAGACTCATCAAGTTCTGGAATTTCTCCAGTAAAGCGTTTGATCTTAATATCCTTAGCAGAAACATAATTAGGAATAATATACTTTTTTACCGTTGAGGGCGCGACTCCAACTTTTCGCGCCACTCCAGCATACGTTTTGATCTCTAGGTATAGCTCATTTATCTCGGTGATGACTTCATTAGTAATCTTTGTTCTCGCCATATTATTTATCTCCTTTCTTACTCTCTATATATAGTATATCAAAGAAAAAAAGAAAAGTCAAATTATATAAACCAACGTTAAAAATTGATTTTTTCTTGTTTTTTTGGTATACTGTATATAGTGAGAAAAAAAAGGAGGTAAAAATGGCTAATAAGGAAAATGAAGTAATTCAAGAACTAAAAGAAGAAACAGAAGTAAGTGAAAAGGAGCAGGAGAAATTATACAATGATATAACAAAAGCTATCTTTATTAATATATATACACTATCAAATAAAGGTACAGAAGACCTCTTTCTAAAAAAATTTGACCCTAAAGACAAAAGTCATCTTGTTTTTTTAGAGATAGCAAAATCTAGCGCCGGATTAATGAATTACACAATTTATGTAGATATGAATTGGTTTAGTTATTTCCTTTTTAAACGAAAAAATAAAAATACTTCTATTCGAAGATATAGAAAAAATCCTCCTAAAAAAGAAGTAGACATCCACGAGGTTTTGGAGTTCACGGCAAAAGGGTTTGGTAAATCAATTTGCATATTTAACGACATATATGAAGCTTTTTATGAGGGAAAGGAATGATAAGATGATAGAGGTTTATACAGATGGCGCCGCTTCAAATAATGGAAAGAAAGATGCAGTGGGCGGCGCAGCATGGGTTGTTCTTAAACAGGGGGAGAAGGTTGCCGAAGGAATGAGGAAGATATTTCCAGCCACAAACAATATTTGCGAGTTGGTAGGTGTAGTTGAGGGATGTTTAGCGGCAGAGGCTATTCTCAAAGAGGACAACACAATGGATTTATCTTTTAAACCAATTGTAGTAGTTCATAGTGACTCTGCCTATATTATCAACTGCTGGAAAGAAAAGTGGTATCAAAACTGGGAGAAAAATAACTGGAAAAATTCTAAAAAGAAGCCTGTCGCAAATAAAGAATTATGGCAGGCATTGTTACCTTTCTTTAAAAAACAACATTTTATCTTCAATAAAGTAGCAGGTCATGCAGGGATAAAATGGAATGAGTATGTTGACACCAAGGCAGTAGAAGCTAAAGAATTATAGAGGGGAAGATGTGTATGAAAATTTATATAGTTAATGGGGCACCTTTGTCAGGAAAAACAACTTTCTGTAATATGGTAATTAAGATAGTTGGAGAAGATAAAGGTCGTAATTTTTCAACGGTAGATAAAATAAAGGAAATTGCTAGAGATTTTGGATGGGATGGAGAAAAAACTCCTAAAGCTCGTAAATTTTTAAGCGACCTCAAAGATGTCTTCACCGATTGGAATGATCTTCCTGTTAGAGATGTCAAATCAAGATTGGCGTCTTTTGAGGAAGATTTATCTCGTACTAATAATGGAGAGGGAGCAGTAGTTTTTATTATGGTTAGAGAACCAGATGAAATAAGACGCCTTTGTGAAGAGCTTGGCGCGCAGTCCCTGCTCGTAAGAAGAAGAAGTTCTGAGCTAACTGAGGCGTCTAATCATGCCGATAAAAATGTGTTAAATCTAAAATACGACTTAGTGGTTAATAATGAAGGCAGTCTAGAAGATTTAGCTTACACAGCCTTAGAGTTTGTAGAAAAGGAGGAGCTTTTCTTTCCACATTGGAAAACCATAAAAATTGACAAAAACGGAAGAATATATTATACTTAATATAAATAAAAGAAAGGTGGTTTTTAAATGATAGGTAACACTAATTTTCATGACATGGAAGCACAAAGGTATTGGAGTTTTCCAAAAAACTACGCTAAGGACTCTGCCGCAGAAACAAAGAACATGATTTTTTCAGGCGAATACATCGGATCAAAAAAGGTGGATGGTTCTTTTTATCGCTTCATCAAAAATGATGATGGGACAATGGAGTTGCTTGGGCGCAATAAAAGTGTTGTAACAAACGATTACATTAATAAAATAGAGTGGATCCCACAGCTACATGATTTCTTTAATGAATTACCGAATGGCACCTGCTTATTGGGAGAGCTTTATTTCCCACATCGTCCTGGCTCTAGAAATGTAACTACAATAATGGGTTGTCTTTTGCCGAAAGCACTAGACCGACAAGAGAAGGGCGACAAGTTAACCTACTATGTTTTTGATGTGCTTGCTTATGATGGAAAAGACTTACACAACAAAACAATCGACCAAAGAGTAATGCAACTAGCAAAGATTGAATCAGAATATGGTAACCGCTTCGACAATCTAGAATTCGCGCAATACCATGTTGGAAAATCTCTTTGGAAGTGTCTTCAAGATACTTTAGCTGAGGGTGGTGAAGGGGTTGTTATTACCAAGAGAGGAACTGCTTATCAGCCAGGTAAAAGACCAGCACGACAAACCTTAAAAATTAAAAAAGAGCTTCAAGAAACTATAGATTGCTTCTTTACAGGAAGAGCCACTAAACCATCTCGATTATATACTGGAAAGGAAATAGAGAGTTGGCAATACTGGGAGAATTTAAAAACTGGAGAAAAGAAACAAGGAAACTACTTTAAAGAGTATCTTAAAGGCGAGCCAATAGAACCTGTAACAAAAGGCTATTTTAATGGTTGGGCAGGTAGTTTAGAAATAGGTGTGTTGAAGGATGGGAAAGTGAAGCCTATTGGGTTTTTAAGTGGGTTGTCTGAAGAGATAAAAGGAAATGTCAAAAAGTATCAATATAAACCACTTGAAATCACTTGTATGGAAATTGAATATGATGATGATAATAAATTTAGTGGGTTGCGCCACGCTAGGATGCTACAGTTCAGAGAAGATTTAACAATAGAAGATTGCACTTGGGAAAAAATTTTCGAAAAATAAAATGGAAGGTGTGTTGTGAGTAAAGGGGAGGCTCGTATTATTCAGTTGTTTAAACGGGACAATATCTACTTCGAAAGAGAAAAACGCTTTCAAAACCTTCGAGGAGGTTACCTTCGTTTTGATTTTTACTTACCACATAAACATGTATTAGTTGAATATGACGGAGAACAACACTTTCACTTTGTTGATAAATTTTATAAACGACGAACAGACTTTCTAAAAGCCAAAGAGAGAGACCGTCTAAAAAATTCCTATAGTTTGGCGCGAGGTATATCTTTATATAGAATTCCGTATTGGAAGTTATCTAGTTTAATCACTTCCGAGGATATTTTTAAAGATGAGTACCTTGTCAAAACTCGCTGGCATAATGATAAGCTCGTTGTACCAAAACGATAGAGGGTACCTCCTAAAAAAGCACTTACATGGTGTGGAGAGAAGAAAAGGAGGCACTGGATGACATACGATATTCAAACAATTGCCAATCTAGTGGGAGGGGCCCTTATCCTATTATATTTTATATGGCAAGTTATTCTCAAAATAATAAAGGAAACTTCTTGGTTCAGGACTGCAACCGAAAAAAGAAAAGAAAGAGAGCGGCGGCAAAGAAAACGCGAGTTTGAAGAATTTTCACAAGAGCTAATTAATGATTTTACCGCTACAGTAATTCAAGAATTAAAGAATGAAGATCGATTAAATCAAAAGCGATTAGAACTTTTAGTCCATTCTACCAATAACTTACTGCGCCGAGAAATTATACGAATCTATCACGATTACTCTCCATATAAACAAATACATCAGTATAATAAAGAGTTTCTAACACTTCTATATACCGATTATCATAAGCTGGGTGGGAATAGCTTTATTGAAGGTTTATGGGAAGAAATGAAAACCTGGCAAGTAGTTGCCAATACAGCTGTAATTGGAGATAGAGTTAACAGCAACACTCCAGAGGAGAGGGAAATTTGATTTTCCCTCTCTTTTTTGTTATAATAAGATATAAGGGTAAAAGGAGAGAAAATGAATGAAATTAAGTGAAGCGCAGTTAAAGATACTCAATGATAAAAACCCAAAGGTGGTTGTAGTGGCTAGTGCGGCAAGCGGGAAAGCGCTTAGTCATGGTAGTAAGCTTTATACTGTTAATGGTCCGATTTTTATCGAAAATGCTAAAATTGGAGATAAAATTTATGGAGAAGATGGTAATCTACATCAAATAACTGGTGTTTTCCCACAAGGGAAAAAGAAAGAATATATTGTTACTTTTTCAGATAGGACTCAAATTAAATGTTGTAATGAACATTTATGGACTTTTCAAACAGAGTCTTTAAGAAGTCATAAAAGCTCAACTTGGATTACAGCTTCTTTACAAGAGATTATAGATAAATATCCTTTATATAAGGATGCAAGAGCAAAAAATAATTTTGGCAAAGGAAAATCACTAAGAAAAAATATTTTTATTCCCATGACTCAACCCATTCAATTTCCGGAACAAAAATTAAAAATTGAACCATATACTATGGGAGCATTACTTGGAGATGGAAGTTTTCGTAATAATATTTTTACTAATGAAGATAAAGATGTTTTACAATGGGTTAATGAAGGATTGCTTTCAATTGGGGCCTCTCTAAAACATATAGGTAGATATGATTATCAAATTCATACAAATCACAAACATATTTTTAGTGATATTTTAAAACAATATAATTTATGGCAAACTAATTCTGAAACAAAATTTATACCTAATGAATATAAATATAACTCTATTAATAACCGTCTATTATTACTTCAAGGTTTAATTGATACTGATGGGTATTGTAAAGGTTCAAGTTATGATTTAGTTTTAAAATCTAAACAATTAATTCTTGATTGTAAGGAAGTATGCGAAAGCTTAGGATTAACAGCGACCTTATCAGAAAAAAGGGCAATATGTAATAACAGTGCTGAAGGGAAAAAAGATTGTGGAATTGTTTATAGACTACATATTAAAACTTCAAAATTATTCCCTAAATTACATCGTTCTGCCAAACGAGAAAAGCAATGGAGACCAACTTCTGTATATAGCCATAGAGCAATAATTTCTATTGAAGAAACCAATAATGAAGTAGAAATGACCTGCATTACTACTGATAATCCTTCTAAATTATTTGTTACAGATAATTTTATAGTTACACATAATACGGCTCTGTTAACTGAAAAAGTTCGTCAAGTATTGCGAGATGGCGCCGACCCTAGTAAGGTTGCTGTTATTACTTTCACTAATCTAGCCGCAGAAGAACTGCGCCAGCGCCTCGGAGACGATTATAAAGAAGGAATGTTTATGGGGACAATACACTCATTAGCAAATTACTTTTTATTATCCAACGGAATTGATACCAACAAATATTTAAAGTCGGAGCGCTTTAACGAACTCTTTTCTTTAGTTAATAAGAATCAAGAGTGTATTGGGGAGATTGATTTTTTATTACTTGATGAAGCTCAAGATAGTAGTAAACTACAGTTTGAGTTTATGTTTGATATGATTAAGCCTAAGTCCTTTTTTGTAGTGGGAGATCCAAAACAATCCATCTACGGATGGAACGGAGGAGACCCAAGATTACTTATTGATTTGGGTAGAACAGAGGGAGTAAGCGTTCATAGCTTAAATCAAAACTATCGTAACGCTCAAAATATTTTACTATTTGCCAAAAATATTATTAGTAAAACTGGTTTGATTGATGATTCAATACCCATGAGAAATTCAATGGGAAAAGTCTATCAGCCAGAGCTAAGTTTAAATTCAATTGCCAGAACAATAAAACAAAGAGGGGATTTTGGTAATTGGGCTATTTTAGGTCGCACCAACAATGAGGTTGATTCGGCAAAACATGCTTTGTTGAAATTGGAAATCCCCTGTGATTCATTTAAGCAAGGCGATTTAAAGCAAGCTGACTTATCAAAGAAAATGGCAGAAAAAACAGTAAAAATTCTCACTATCCATTCCGCTAAAGGTTTGGAGTGGGATAATGTAGTTGTTATTGGCGCCAGGTTCTATTCTGACGAAGAACGAAATATCTCATACGTTGCTGCAACACGAG